CTCTCTACCATTTATAGATGTATTAGCATCATTCTCTGGGTCTAAACCATTAGCCCAACCTGCAAGGTTGCCAATAATTGATACTGGATTAAAATATGATAAAATACCGCCAGATGGTGCGCCGCCTACGGTATTACTAGAGCTATCACTATTATCATTGTTGTTAGGGTTGTTTGCGGCACTATTACCAGTAACAGTATTTGATACGGCTGCTATACCAGTTACCTGATTATTAGGATCGTTGTCGTTATCATAGGTGTCTCCACTTTGACCTGGACCCCCACCATCAAACATATCACTAACACTGTCAAAATCAGTTCCAAAAATACCCATTATATTTTTTCCTTTTCAGCGTTACACTGTCGAATACGATCTCGAAGTAATATGTAATCGGTGACCACTTCAGGAATTGCCTCATAAGCCTCGTCTAAGACATCTAGCTCTACAGCCAGTATCTCAGTAAAATCTTCTGAGTACTGTTTTACTGGTGGGCAATAAATTTCTAGGTCGGTCCTATAGACCGTTTCCGCGCAGCCGCTCAGTGAGAGACTTGCGGTCAGTAATATTATCTTCTTCATGTTCGGAAATAGCCTTGTAAAAATTAGTTTTCTTCTTTGAGGCTTGCAGGTCATCTTTGAGAATTTTATTCTTCTCTTTATTAGCCCCCACGACTTTTCCCATTACGTAAATAATAGGAATAGCCAGAGCCAATGCACCAATGATGTAAGTTTTAATTTTACTAAAGATAAACACTAGTGGATGCCTTCTTTGTTATCTTTCCATCTTGCGTATGCTGCTAGGGCAATGCCGCCAATTGCACATACTAAGAAGATGGTTTTTAGACTATCTGCGTAGGCAACTAGCCCCTGTAGTTGACCTGCCATCTCATTCATCGCTGTAGCCGTACCTGCAATGCCTACACCTGCCATAGTTTTTGATTTAGCTAAGGACTTGGGTGCTTCTGCAGTAGGCTTTTGCACCATGTCAGGACCACCTTCATCAGATGGCATAGCAGCATCTCTAGAAAAGATTGCGGCTTCTGCAGCCCTACGTCGAGTTAAACCTTTTAGAGGAGTAAGCTTTCCATCTACTCGCGCTTTATTCCAACGCATGATTTGCTCAGGTACGTCATCATACAGACCCTTGTTTAGCTTTTTGAGTAGGGTAGAGCTGCGAAAGTTACCTTCACCTAAGTTGAATACAAAAGACGTAAGCGCATCGAATTGTCCTTGGGAGAGGGGTACTGATACATATTTCTTAACAGCTTTACCATGTTCGGCTAAGTCTTCGATAAGACGCATCTCACAGTATTCTTTAGTCCACTTAGTACCAGAACGGACACCCTTGGTCGCCCCCCATCCACAAGTGTATTTTCCTGCAGGGCAGCGATATGCGCTAACCATACCATCTGGCTGTACTCTATGAAGTCCTTCAAACTTCTTTACTAAATTAACACCATCATCTGAAATTTTTACAGGGTGCATTAAATGCTCCTTAATTTAATTTTGCTGAATGAATGGTTGGTTACTTTGGGCTGACATTAAGCCTAGACCGCTAGATGATAGACCGCCTGATTGACTACCTTGTTGTCGGTAGCCCATCGTATCTAGTGCAGCCATTAGTTGGTTTAAATCACTTTTCTTTTGATTAGCTAAAGCACCTTGGGAGTTGTAGGTATTAGTAATAAGCATATCAGCATTATCCATACCTCGCCTAACTTGATTGCCATTTTCATTAATTGATGCAGGAATTAGCGTACCATCATTATCAAAAGCATTAGCTATTGTTGCGTACTCTGCGCGAATACTAGCATCCAGATTATTACCTTGTGTCGATAGTATCTGCTTAATAGTAGCTAACCTATTTAAAAAATCTGTCTGTTGAGGAGTAGCGTCACCACTAGCAGCCTGACCACTGGCTAACTCTTTTGCCGTAGAAGCAAATGTAGCCAAGGACTGTGGTGCAGCTTGTTGTTGAATAGCTGATTGGTTAGCTATGGATATGTCTGCGTTTCTAGCTGCCTGATTTTGTTGTGACGCTTGGTTTTCGGTTACAGCATCAAATCCACCAGTAACTGTCTTAGCTAGTTCTGCCCTAGATTGATCTGCTAGAGTGTTTGCCTTTTGCTGATCAGTTCTTAAAGTATCCAGACCTGTCTGAACACCGCCTATGTTATCAGTTATGGTAGCCTGATTAGCTGCAAGATCTCCATACTGAGTAGTCTGTTCATCTCTCATCGCATTAAGGACATCAGTCATAGAAACCTGACCACTTAAAACCGCTTGCTGCATGTCGGCTACTTGTGTTTGGGCGGCTCCAAAGCCTTCACTTACGTCTGATCCTAAATTCATTAAATTAGTATTAGCTGTATCGACCCCTGTCTGTACGTTACCTACTGCAGATCCTAATCCTGTAAGCGCAGTATTAGCGGTGTCTATGCCTGTCTGCATACCTACCTGATTACCTAGTATATCGGTTTGAGTTTTTGCTAAACCTGTCTGCCCAGTGGCTAGTCCTGATTGGCCTTGTAATATGCCTGTTTGACCTTGTGCTAAATTACTTTGACCGTCTAATATGGAAGATTGATTAGCAGCGGAAGTAGCGAAGCCTTGGTTGACCTGATCTACTTTTGCTAGGTCACTTGTATCGATTTGGTTAGTAATATTAGTAGTAGACCCACCGCCACCAAAAGTATCAAATCTTTGGTTAATAAGATCCTGAGTTGTAGACTGCCCACCAATAATTTGTTCAGTATCACCTTTAACTGTACCAGTAACATCTACAGTCTTACCACCTGCAGTCATCTCCTCGCCACCAGTGGTTGTAACAGTTCCATCAGCGGCTGTATTCGTAATTACAGGAGTAGTAAAACCTACTGTGTTACCAGTGACTGTGCCACTCTCAGAGGCTGTACCTACAGTGTTATCTACAGCGGTTTGGACTTCTTCAGCCGAAGCTCCACCGCCCCCACCTTTGAACGCAATCAACCCACTATTTCTTGGGTTTAGAAACTTAAAAAATGGGTTGTACAGTGTCATTTTAGATCTCCATGTCGAAAACGTAGTATAATGGTTTGTATTTATTGCCTTGGCGTGAACTCAGGCTCTGCAATCTTCTCTGCCAACCTTTTCGACCCCAGACTTGCATGTGGCTGCAACTGTTTTGTTTAGCAAAATCTTCAAAAACTTGATGGTCATGTTCGACCTGTTTTAGAGGTATTCCGTTGGTGGTGTTTGTAATTATTTGGCATGTCTTAACGCTGCCATAATGTAAAAATCGTAGTGTAGTGGTGCAGACTATCTTGTTGTCTCTGTCCAATGTTATAAAAATGAAGATCTTGTTGCTGAGTGCTTGCTTGCACAGTTCCAAGATTGGTATTTCATTTATGCCGTGTTCAAGGGCTTTTTCTATGTCGGCTTCTATTAGATGCCAGACTTTGAGAACTTCGTTTGGAGAGAGCAAGACAGTTCGCCACTGAGGGGCTTCGACTGTCATAAGTACCTTGATTTTGTTTAATAAATCTTTAATTGAGTATAACAGTTATGACAATACTTTGCAAGTAGTTATGATGGTTTTGTGGGCCAATCTGCATCTTCTAAACTAGGCCAGTTTTCGTTTGTCGGTAGCGTTCTCAGCGAGGTTCTATAAGTAGCCCATGAAGTCTTAGCCTCGTCAGTCAATGGACTGTCAGGCATCTGTGTCCAATCGGATGTTGCGAGTAAGTCGTTGCGCTTCATACGATTGTTAGATGCTGTCATTGCATCTTGCTCTTCTTGTGTAGGCAAAGAAGAATACAGTGACCAAGCATTTGGGTAAGCTGCAACAAAACTTTTCACTTCTTCTACGTTTTGCCAAATTGCACCAGTTGAAGGGTCTTTATCTGTAAAGTTTATAAATGACAATTCATCTGCACTAACAACAGAATATGAACCATCATCATTAGCAGTGTATGTATCAGGCATCAGATTCTAATCCTTGCAAATGAGTATAATCACTTGTTGTTGGTGAGGAATTTACTACATCCCCTGCTGTAAGTTCTATTGACAACATGGGTTTTTGATAAGAAGTATGCCCATAAGGGTGTCGCATTTGTACACCATTAATAACTCCAAAATATGTATTAGCATTAGTCCACAAATGTCCTTTAAATTTTCTACCTGAAGGAACAGTATACATAACTGCACTAGCTGAACTGTTGACTTTTACGTTTATGCTTTTTGCTGCTGTTGCAGTTGATGAAGTTGCTGTTTCTAATATTGTTAAAGACATGACTATCTCCTAAGTACTTGTTACGCCTGTCATTCTTATCTTGAATGACGGACTTATGCTGTAAGTTCGATTAGAAATTTCTGTAGATGTTGGTGTGGTTTTATTAAGGTTTACACTGTAACCATAGTTACCCAAATTAGTTTGAAATGTTTGTCCTGTGTCAACAAATCTACTATCACCTGACAAATCAAAATCAATATATTCTAATCTCCCATTTGGCGTACCAGAACCAGAATCAGAAAAATAATACAATCTAGAACCTACAACTTGTTTACCTTGATTTTGAGTAGGAAAAAGTTGAGCAGAATTACTTCTATTTACGTTTACGTAACTTGGTGTATCTGAAGTAGTTGGATCAAAAGGATACTGACGAAGTGTATCATTACCTTGGGGATACAAAAAAATCATACTACCATCCGATTTCATAAGAAGATTATTTTCTCTTGTAGAATTTCCCAAAACATTTGCTACATTATTGGCAACCCAAGTACCAACTATATCATTATCAAAATCATAATAATACATATAACCACTATTATACTGAGGCCAGTAAACTAAATATTTAGTATTACCATTTGCATCATTTACTCCAAGCATCCTTGCGTAAGAAGAGTTACTTAAATTTGTAACATGTTGTTTCCAACTAGTGTCTAATGTGTTTGTGTAAGTATCAAGTCTTTGAATATAACCAGTTGAACCCTTGTAGCTATAAGCGTACTGCGTATCATCATACCACCAAGGATGGTAACCCTCGTTGAGATTTCTAAGTAATGTTCCATCACTCTGTCTTAATTGCAAAACTGTTTGATTATTTCCATTTGTGACAATAAACATAGTATAATTATTTGAACCAAGCTCAGTATAAATTGCTCTTTGGTCATAGTTTGTAGTAAACTGAGTATGCCCAATCGCATTATCATCAGTATTTAAAGTAGTTGTTTTTCCTTCAATACCATTAACTTTAGGAAATGTTATTGCATTAAATACGCCACTACCTTGCTGATGAACAAACTGTTGATCTTCATAAACTAATGGGAACGTAGTAGTTGTTAACTTAACGGCTGTACTTGGTCCAACAATTTCCGAACCAGTTGCGTTTCCTGTTAGTGTAGCTACATCCATACCACTAATATTTAATTTTGGAGTTACAACAAAACCTGTGTCTCCTTCTTTAATTTGAATATCTTTTATAACGTGTTTGGTACTACTGTTTGTAGTAAATAAAGTTGCTTCACCGCTTGAGTTAAAATCACTCGATTGCAATGTAGCGTTGTGAATTTCTGCGAGTGTGTCAGCCATTTAATAATCCCCAAATGCTAAAGTTGCGGCATAAGAAAATCCTTGTATGCCTGTTAAAGCAGAGCCATCTATAGCCCCTAGTTTTCCGTTGCTATCAAGCTGTGGAATGTTGTTAGCAGATGTGCCTACATTCAGCGCAGCCGCTGTTCCCAGACTTGGGGTTCCACTTACGTCTGAGTAAGCACCGCTAGTTGCTACTGCATGTAAGCCAGTTACGTCAGATGCTGCGCCACTAGTTGCTACAGCCGATAGACTAGAGGTAGCCGCCTTAGTATTTATCTGAGTTTGAACATCAGAACTAAGACCTGTTAATCGATTTATCTCAGTTGCCGAAACGGTTACGCCAGTTATCTCGCCTACAGCTATTGCACCGTCTGCGAGGATGCCACTGGGCGTATTACCAGTGGATATAAAATCTGCAAAGTCTCTTGCTCTGGACATTAGCTTGGGTCTCCTAATACTAATACAGTGTCACTGTCAGTTGCATGACCGACCCGATATGTTCCTGATGTTGCGAGGGCTGTACCTGATGGGTTTGCAAAGAGCTTTTGCCCTTTTTGAAAAGACGAACCAGTTATATCTACTGACCTGTTTAAGATACCAACAGACCCTGCTGCACCTGATGCAATAGCTTCTTTAGCTTCACCAAAATGTTTGTCCATGTTTTCTGAAACATAAGGCAGATCAAAGCGTGACATATTTAAATGGTTAGTTGTGTCCATATAAGAACCTGCACCACCACCGCCAACAACATGGTCATTGTTAAATATAATTCCCATACCGCCAGAACCATAAACAGGAAACGTCTGAGCAAATTGTAATTTTAAACTACTTAAATTTGGAGCGTTAGGAGCAAATTGTCCTGTTCCAGTTTCTGAAACTGCACCGTTACTTGCTAATTTCCAGTAAAATATTTCACCGCCAACGTGGTCTACAGCAACCCATAGTTTTATAAATGGATTCCAACCAAGACCAGAACCATATCCAGTAAAACCACTTGGTAAAGTTATTGCAGAATAAGTTGTTATATCTAAAGTATCTACATCTACACTAAATGGTAAATAATATGGTACGCCACTTACTTGTAAGCACCATACCCCAATATTAGTTTCTTCATCATATATTACTCTAGTACCATAAGCAGCCCCAAAAGTTAAACCAGTGTTTTTCTTAGTACCATATGTCGTACCAGTTGCCTCTACTTTGGCAGCTACCATTATAGCAACGTTTGCTTGTTCTCCGACCATAATATGAACATCATTTTTTATATGACATCCTGCAAAACTATTATTAGACCAGTTTGTTCCTTTAGTACCTGATGATGTATTAGAAGGTCTTTGAGTGTAGATAGCATCAGTTCCATGTGACATAACAGGTGTAGTGTTACTTCCATCCCAAGTACCATGTGCCATAGAAAATTCTCCATTTCCTAAAGCACAGCCCATAGCAAAACTACTGCTACCATCTCCACTTGCTGAAATATAACAACTAGTTGATGAGTTTGAAGAATTAGTAGCAGTTCCTTCAGATGTAGTTGACCAATTAGAGCCGTTCCATCTTTGCCCTCTTACATATTGATAACCATTAGTTGCTCTATATCCTAAGAGATACCCTTCACTTGGACTTCTTTTTTGGGATAGCCAACTTGCGTACATAGATGTTTGCAGTCGTTGAGAAGCATTAGTAAAATTTTCAGAACTAGAATCATAATCATAACTTTTTAAAGTTCCATAATTGCCAGAACTTTGTCTGTAAAAAATTAAATATTTATTGTGAGTTTGGTTATAATTACCAGAAAAAGGAAACATCCCATAACTTTGGTTAGTACTTCCAGCATATAATTTTATACCGTTGTTTGATTTAGCAAAGTCATCGGCTATAGCTGTAGAGGTAACTGGTGCAACCGTACCGTTGTCATTTAGAACAACTAAGTCACCGTTAGCGACAGTAGCACTTGCTTGGAATTTGCCAGAAGGGTCTCCGCCACCACCGCCAGAACTTCCGCCTGTTAAACTTGAAAGTGTAGCCATTTATGAAACTCTCCATTCTGTTCCGTTGTAGACGAGTGCAAGTTGTGCGTATGCTACGTCTACAACCAAAGTCGCATCGCCATTGATGTTATTGCCATTACCTGCAACGGTTAAGTTATTTACTGAAAAATCCCCTGCAATTTGTCGTACTTCAACGAAGTCTCCAGTATTTGCTGAAGAGGGTAATGTTAAAGTAAATGCAGAGCTTGATACGTCACAAGCGTTTCGAGTATTTTTGGTTACTGTGGCGTTAGTAGTAATAATACTAAAGCCAGTAAGTTTGTCTAATGCCGTACCATCCGTTGCTATGTCTCTACCATCTACTGTACCTGAGACAATAATGTTTCCAGTGACATCTAATGGCTTATTCATCGTCCACTTATCGCCAGTAGAGGCATAATTAAATGTGGCTGAAGCACCGTCTACGGTTAAACCTGCGCCATTGGCAGCGGCTGCGCTTGAAGCACCCTTGGCTACTGTAATATTTAAATCATCAACATCTAATGTTGTTGAATTGATAATAGTCTGAGTTCCGTTAACTGTAAGCCCCCCAGTTACTGTAAGGTCACCGCCAAGACTTACGTTCCCAGAAGTATCTTCATTAACTAGAGGTATCCAGTTTCCACCATGTGCGTAATAGCCTTTGCCAGTGCCATGCACATGAGCGAACATCCCATGATAGGTACTGGCACTTGGAAGATCACCAAGCGCAGAGTAGACATTTGAGTACAAGATTTTACCAGTAGTGGTAATATCATTCGCACCCATATTTATTGCACCACTAAACGTAGCCCCAGTTAGTTGAGCATATCGGGCATCTGATTGTGTCTGGGTATAATGGGTTGATAAGCTAAAAGTGCCGTAGCTAACAATAGCAAGGGTATCACCTGTATTTGCTGCACTTCCTAAAGTAACAGAAGTACCGTTTGTGGCAGTGAAGTCTGATGGGTCTAGACGCAAACCATTTAAAAATACGTCACAGAAAGTGGGGTCATATGTGGCAGGGAATACAGTTGTAGAACCGCCATATGATCCACTATTTGTACCTACTGTATAATCTTGTCTTTCAGCCGTACCATTTACTGATGAACCTGCCGCCTGGAAACCGCCAGAGCCATACACCTTCATCAGGTTATTAGCCGTATCGAACCATAGATCCCCAATCGTCAAATTTGAGCCAGATGGTGCAGTAGCTGATACAAAGTATGTATCTAAAAACTGTTGGGCTGTTGTAATGGAAGTCTGGGCTGTAGAGGCATGGGTAGCAGCATTTTGTTCTGAGGTAAGGGCTGCAGCCGCACTGTTTGCAGCCGCTGTAGCTGAACCTGCAGCCGCTGAAGCACTTCCTGCAACGGAGTCTACATACGCCTTGTTTGAAACATGGTCACTGGCAGTTGGGTTTGGAACACCGCTGACAGTATTATTGCCCATCGCAATAGCACCAGACATAGTGCCACCAGAGAGACTAAGTTTGAGAGCGTCTTGGGTATCTACATAAGATTTGTTTGTGAGATCTGGCGTATTGGTAGGTGCATAAGTAGTCGTAATCTTCTGGCTACCCATGTCGATAGCACCTGTCATAGTGCCGCCGCCAAGAGGTAGTTTTGCTGCTATAGATGCAGTTACGTTTGTAGAGAAATTTGCATCATCGCCTAGCGCAGCCGCTAACTCGTTGAGAGTATCTAAAGTAGCAGGGGCTGACGCTACTAGATTAGCTACGGCTGTATCAACATCGATTTTTCGGGCGGCATCATTATTATTTTGAGGTGCAGATAAATTCTGAATAGTACCTGTCGTACCTGCATCCATGTTAAGAGTGCCGTTGATGATCACATCATTAAAAGTAGATGATCCAGTGGTAGCTGTGACGTTACCAGTGATCCCACCAGTAAGATTACCTGTCAGAGTTCCATTTATAGCTAAGTTGTTAAAGGTAGATGTACCAGAAGAAGCCGTTACGTTACCTGCCACATTACCAGTGAGATCCCCAGTGAAACCACTTGAGGCAGCAACTGTTGTGCCAGATATAGCCGTTGGGTTTGTAGACCCGATTACGACACCGTTGATTGATCCGTTATTACCTGCACCGCCTACGGTTACTGAGCCTAGAGTAGAGGTAGTTGAGTTGAGTGAAGCGAGGGTACTAAGACCTGTTACTCCAAGTGTGCCACCTACAAGTGCGTTACCTGCAAGGTGTAGGTCTTTGTATTTTAGGGTACTGCTACCAATGTCTATAGTATTAGTGACTGAAGGAGTTAAACTCGTTCCAGTGTTAGCTACAATCTCATGCCATTCGGCTGCAGAAGATGTTGCAGACGCACAAATAAATATTCGCTTTGTAGTGGTATTTATCCAGAGAGATCCTACTGCATAGTTCTGTGAGCTATCGTTTGTAATAGTAGGATTGCTTGTAGCGAAGTTATTCTTACCACCGCTACCACCATTAGCGGCTTGTAGAAATCCAGATACGGAAGTCGCTAGAGGTATCTGTGGAGCATCTCCTGTAGCACCAGTATGACCATGACCTGTTGTTGCTTCAAACGCTGCTAATAGTTGGTTAAATTCAGCATTAAGTGGTGGAGCCGTGATATCCGCGCCATTAATAATTTGGCTTACAGATTGGCGAGTATATCCTGCCATGTTCTACCTTCTCCCCGAAATCGAAAATTCAAATACTAAACCTTGGATGGAGTAGGGTTCTGATTGACCCACTGTCACAAAGGTTGCTCTTGTTGAAAAACCTGATCCTTGAACGTCAGCCGTAAGAATTGGCTTTGAGTTGCCCCCATAGAGTGCGTTGGCATCTCCGTAATCTAAATTCAGTGCGTTATATCTAACTGGACCGCCTGTTGAAGCCTGAGTATATTCTGAGGGCTTACTGGTATTGTAGTCTCCCCAATCATAATCAAGTGATAAAAAGAAAGTTGCAGGACCTTCTGCGCGTACAAAGGTGTTTACCTTGCGAAGTGTCTTCCTGACTTCTGTATCGCCAAAGTCGAGGTAGGGGGTGCTATAGACTGCAACTATGTCATTTCCTGCAAAGCTTTGACCATTCTCTTGCTGATAAACTTTACCGTCATAATCTCCATGAACGACATACTCTTCTGAGCCAATATAACCAGACTCAGCAACCGAAGCTCTAATTCCATTTAGTTCCCCAAAAGACCAATTTATAGAACCTTGGGAGTCGTATAGCCCACCAATTATTCCGTAGCTATCGACTTGTGGGGTAGTGGCATCTCCGACAAAGAACCTGACCTGACTTTTACTTCTTATGACCACTGAGTTAACTGTGTCGGTAGAGTAGTTTTTTATTAGGTTAACCAGTGTGACCTGTATTGGCTTACTTACTGTTTCTAATTCTACGTCACCAATTTTAGATGTTGAGGAGACAGGTCTGAAACCGTCTGGTGCTAAGAAGAGTAGGTCACCTGCAATCTCGACTACGCTGTCTCGCGCTATGCAGCCTACGTTGTTAGTCACACTCTCAAGAGCAAAGGTAATTCCACCTGCAGAGTTCTTGGTTGTTCCTACTTTCTTTATAGAGTTTGTTCCAAATACGAAGAGGTCATCTCTAAAAGGTTTAATTTGGACTACATTAAAAGCAGGACTTAGAGATCCACCCCCTGCAGCCGATGTCCAAGTATAGGGATCATTAGGTGCAGAGTGTCTAATAGTGGCTCTCGATGTCAGATCACCACCTACCCAGAGATGGTTCTGATACTCTCCTACTATCGAAGGGGCATCTACAAGTTGGTTACCACCTGGACTGCTAGTACCGCCAGAATTAGCTTGTTGTAGTTCGTACCAGTTAGTTCCATCGAAGATTACTGCAGGATTGATCCCATCTACAAAACAAATGCTAGATCCAGTACCCCAATCGAATTGCACTTGTCGTATTTTACTTATGCTCAAGCTACCAGAAACTGTGTTTCTAGTGGGCTGATTAGCAATAAGCTGCCAACCAGAGTATGCAACAAATTTATAAAACTTATAAGTAGTCGCGCCTACATCTTTTCTTGCGGCTATAAAGTAGGGATTGCCTATATGCTCGTTCTTGTAGAGAGCTAATCCTAGTACTGCGCCCTCTGCACTTGATCCACCAACTGTAGTATCTAGACCGCCTAAGTGGTGATAGCCTTCGATGCGTCTGTAGCCGCCATAAAGACTTGGCTCAAAGTTGACCAATCTTGTAGCTGAACCAGACTTATTATCTGACAGATCTAAGTGGTTTTCATTACTATTCAGACCGCCACTACATATAAGTTTGAAGGACTCAATTTCATCTGCCATTAAAAGGCTACCCTTGTATCCCTGACATACTCAAAATTATTTATATAAAGTGTCTGTAAATCTTTTATTCCAAGCGTGAATGCTTGGTAGGCGGCATTAGCAGCTTCTATATTGTCCTTAAACATGTATAGATGATATAAAGCCCCATCCACTATTACAGTATCAAAGGCTTCTGGTATTCTGGTTACATCACTACTGTTTGTTAGATCTGTGTAATTTAAGTAATATCTAAATCGTACATTGTAAGCTGCATTGGGTGAGGGAGTTATACCAAAGCCACTTCCATGTGATGGAAAGACATTGTCTGGTATACTTCTACCTGCACTACCTGCAGAGTAGTCGGCATCTCGATGTCTGGCGTACCACTCATCTCTTTCCATAAAACCTAATGTTTTAAAAGATGCACGTAAACTGGAATCTTCTTGGATCTGAAAACTGTTCCAATCCACTTTCTTAAAAGCATTAGGCCAACTATATTCGGACTGACCTGCAGTTAAGGTTTGTGTAAATTCGGCTGCGTTAAAAGGCCACTCAAATTCTGCTTGGTTAATTTTACTTACTGCAGCTTTTACTGCGTCCTTGACTAAACTTTGTATGCCTCTAGTATTTGCAAATTCAGCCGTAGCTATTTCTACTTCATTAAGTCTGCGAAGAACCATATTACACAAGTTTATATAAGTAGAGGGCATTTAGCGTTGTCCTAATATGAGGATAAGGGGCCAGTACGCACTGACTAGCCCCCTAGAGTAGTTATTGTTTATGCAAGGTTGTAGTTTGCAGTGAACAATGTTTCTGGGCGTAGGATTTTCCTACCATATAAATTTAAGCCCCTATATATATCTGCGAAGGTTGTTGGTGAACGGAAAGTCTCTGTTTTAGCAATTTGCTGTGCAGTTGCTACTGCAGAGGCATGACCTGCTACCATTACACCGAAGTTGGCTTCAGAACCTGCAGTTGCTGCAGTACCTGGACCAGTACCTAGATATGGTAGATTGTTTGACTTGTAGATTGAGAAGCCTCGAATAGTACCTGGAAGTCTACCATTACGCATCTCATCACCGCCACCGAAGTCGCTGTTAATGAGTTTTGATGATTCATCCATTAGTACTTCTGCGAAGACAGGATCTACTACCAACCAACGTCCATCTGTATCCACATTTGCGGAATCCATTAGACGAGCCATGCGGTTCATAATAGCTAGTGGAGAAGTGATACCACCTGCACCACCACCTGCAGCGATTGGGATAGATGTTACTTCTGAAGTACCACCTACGTCTGAACCACCGAAGTCTGTGATGTCTAGCTTATTGGCTGCAAGCAATTCGTCATTACCTGCACTTGAGTCGGCTTTAGTACCGTTTATGTCACCTGAAGCTGAACGTCTTGCCCATGAAGAGGGTGTCTTCCAACCTGATAGATAACCTAGTACTTCAGCGTCCATAGTGTCACGCAGTTTATATCCTGCATGGTCACTAGCTAGGTCACCAAAAGAAATGTGCGCGTGAGCTTCTTCAATATCGTCCAATGCAAATTGAAAATAGTTTGCTTGATCGACAACCATCGTGAAGTCAGCGTCTGTTAGGTCTTGAGTTGCTAATGCCGTACCTCTTTCATAAGTTGTTACGTTTACGGTTGGCTCCTTTATAATTCTAATTGAGTCACCAAAGTTAGCTATCTCACCACTGTAATCAGTGTTGGTAACCGCGTCTACTACAGAAGCCTTTCTCAGGGCTAACTGTACTTTTTTGGAAAATATAATCGGGCTGAAATTACCGTTAGGTAAGTTACTGTAGCCTGATGCGCTTGGAAATGCCATTGTGTTTCTCCTATATGAAATGGCTTTTAATTAGCCTCAACGTGAGGCAGCTATATCAGATAAGTAAAACTCAGTGTCAGTAGTCATAGGAGTGTCATACTAGGTATGGTTCCCATCTCACTGGTGGACTTTGTTAGTAATTTATCTGGAAGGGTAAGGTGAGGGGTGTACCTAATTAGGTGTCCATCACACTTAGTAATTCAATAGTGTCATTATACCATAGACACCTATTTATATCAATAGTTAAGTGTTAACGTGCTGCGCCTGAAACATCATACTCAAATTTACCAGAGGCTAATGCTTCTTGTATAGCATCTTGGTTTTTCTCAAACTCTTTGTCAGACATTCTAGCTACTGCACTTTCTGAAAATACAGCCTTTGATTTGGCTGCAGGAGTAGAGGATGTAGCTCTACCTATGGATTGGGCGGCACTCTTAGAAGTTTTTGTTCCTGTTTGAGCTTTATACAAATCAATTGTACTAGCTGCCCAATCTGAGTCTGTATTATTTTTATAGACGCTATCTTGGATAGTAGGATGCTGTAATGCTACCCAATTATGAAACTTTCTATCCTGACGAATTTTTGCAAAGTCAGGATGTCTCTCAAGTAGACGTTGTTCGGCTGATTTCTTATGTATCTGCTTTTCAAATTGTTCTACTTTTTCAAGACGCTTTTCGCCTTCTCTGAGAGCTTCGTTAGCCCTTTTTTGGGCAATTGTATCAACAATCTTGGCAACGTCAGGGTAGCGTTTAGCCCAAGCTTCAACTTCTTGATCAGTTTTTGGAAACTTGATTTGGCTTCTTGTGGCTGCATCAAGCTGCTTTTGCATGTCTGAAACTTGTTGAGCAGATTGATCCCTAACCGTTTGAATATGCCGCTGAATGTCTTGATACCGTTTTTTATAAGATTCTTCTTCAGCATTTAATTGTTCCACTGGTTCTTGCCCTTCAGCCTGTTGCTTCAGTACTTCTTGACTGTAACTTAGCTCATCTTCTGCTTCTGGGGCGCGACTATATTTTTGCTTTTTTACCATATTAATCCTTCATGGGTCCGATTATCGGGTATCCATTTACTAGACTGCAAATGCGTATTTCTGTTTTTTTACAAATGCAGGGAGGGGTTTAGACACTGGAGATATTTCCATATCTTCATCGTCATTTAAATGATCGTCTACCTTCACAGTAGCGATCTCTACATCCATCTTTTCAGATGGAATTTCTTCTGATGCTTCGGCTTCCGCTTCGGCTTCTTCTTGTTCGGTATCGTCTGAGGCTTGTACTTCGGCTTCCTCAGTTCCCTCGCTATCGGATTTATCCGAATGATACCCTGTGTTTTCGCAATGGTCACAGCCTCTTCCTTTACACATTGGGCATTCAGTGACTTCTTCCTCGACATGCTGAATGAGGCCATCCATATGCATCGACATGAGACCCATTTCGGCCTCAGCTTGCATTTCCATAATATGTTTAAGGCCGTGATATTTAACTACGTGGGCAGGTAGGACATACTCGCCACTACTTAGATTAGCATCGATGTCATCTCGTACATTCTCTGCAGTTGATCCTAGAGGTATTGGATTACCCGACACTTCATCGTATGACATCACTCCTACAACTTCTTCATCATCAGAGCCGCAAGGCATCCCACCGTGGTATAAATCCATCTCATCCTCATCTACTAATTCATTTTTCTGCAATGCTAACTGTACTTCTCTCTCTGCAGGGGAAACAAAGCCATCTTCATCTTTGTCGGCTTCGGCAATATCAACCTGTTCCTTGTTGTCTGCTATTTCTTTGTCTTCCTCTGATCGACCTTTCATGCCATCGTCCTTTGTAATAAAACCGCCAGTATTAAAATTTTCTTTTAGATAGTTAAGATAAGGGAAGGGGCTTTCTATTAAACCTGCTCTTGTGGCAGTGCTTAGACCTAAAGCTACTCCTGTCTTAGCGAGATCCCTAAATGACATCTTGTCTTCGTCATCGTTTTGTAGGTAGTCATAATATTCATCTAGCTTTTCTTGAGCTTCTTCAGGTGTCCACTGATCTGACATCAGTTTTCTACCGTCATCGTCCTCGAATGTTTTTATTTCTTGCTCTATCTCTTGAAGTGTACTGACTGCACTATCACCGTAAGCCTTTTGCCAGTTCACGCCTGAATTGATTGCGTTATCTATGGCAGTTTGCCGATCCACCTCTTTACCATCCCAGATCGAAGGAATTAGGGTCTGTACTCCATTAATTTCTTCGATCCTGCCTCTTACTGTAGAGAGAGAACCGTCATCGTTCTCAACGGCTTTACCATTGGCAATGTTGTAGAAGTGATGTTCTAATAATGGGTCCATACTACTTGTTACCTGTAATAAATTGTTATAGCTTACACTTAGTTAGGGAGAAGTTATGAAAGAATTAATTTTAGACGAAATTGAAAACGCTATTAAAATGTGTTTACCCGAAGACCAAGATGCGCCTTTTGAGGTGGATGGTCAGTTAGAGAAGATATCTGAATTAATAGATGCCCTCATTAAGCAGACATCAGACCACCGCGATTAAATTTATATCTTACTTGATTTACAAGTTCCGTATCACCTTTTGCAGGTAGTGGATTAGGAGCCTCTGATTTTTTCCAGTAGGTTACCCCTTTGGCAAAAACTCTATCTCTGTAGACTGTAGCGATATCAAATCCTTTGACTGCCTGTCCTGTTGTCAGATCAATAAAGAGATGTTGCCCTCTAGGATTAATTCCTATCTGTACGACTGTATCATCCATTTCATTAAGAACATTTCTTTGAGAAGTAACCTTACCCTGAACAGACGCTGCAGGAGTTTTACTTCCTGTTTCAGCTATATTTCTTCTTTCGGTCTGATTTACATGAAATGTACCATCTGTTACTGTAACTGCAGGTAAATATGAGTCAGCCGCACCGTAATTAGGAGTTCCATTTGGTCTAATAGGATGGACAGTCTGTAGCCTATTAAATGGAGCAGGTGGACCATCTGGGTCTATTTTAGAGTTTAAATTTAATCTGATAGATTTCTCTTCACCTTCTTTTACGGCTGCTCCTATTTTAGCATTTGCTGAAGGTTTTCCTGCAGTGCTTTTACTTAAATCAATTGCCTCTAAATTATCTAAATCATAGTTTTTTAAGACAACATCTGGATTTTCAATATTAAATTGACTTGTGCCTATTTCTAATTCATCTGCAAAAGCGGCGTCCATTTGACTAGCTATAGGTGGATCATCTAAGGGTGGACCACCATTATCACCAAATTGATAAATTTTTCTATCGGGGGCTTCACCACCACCAGAGGGAAGACTTCGTAAGTACGCATCTCTGTCAGCTTCTTCCATAATATTAATATATGTGTTAACTTCTTCAACCATTTGATCATCAACAGATTGAAAGGTATTTGATCTAAATCCTAATGATCTTTGATCGTCTTGCCTTTTAAATCCACCTGCTCGACGTTGCTCAAAAAAGTCTCTCATAAGAAGTTGTAAGGGTGCGTCTTTAAGTTCCCCTCGATACTCTCCTGGAACCTCTCTACTATAGGTATTATGCCCTAGGCTTGGTCCATATAAATAGTCTCCTGTAGGATTAACTCTTCCTACACTAGAAGTCTGCAACTTAGGAGACATTAATAGTTCGTCTTCTGTAATGCCTATCCTAGAGAGACCAAGTTGAGGAAACCCTTCATCTTGATATTTTTTAGCGTCTAATTCTTGCCAAAGAAGTCTTCGTTTTGTTCCACCTATTCCTCCATCTTCTATTGGTAAACGTAGATACTCTTTTGCGTCTGGATCTAAGATTCCTACCCAATTAGGGTCTACATTTTCTTTTACCCATTTATCATATTTTTTTGCAGCTTTAGGACTTATATCTGACTCTTTAATCATCTCCATGACAGTATCACTCATCATAGTGCTAAAATCACCAGACTGACCTGCCATAGAAGCATACAAGATATTGGGATTACCACCCTTGTCAGCAATACGTTCTGCCAGACTTGTTATTTTACCTGCAACTTTTTCATCAGAAGCCCACAATCCAGTGTAAGGGTTACGCATAAAGCCCCTACCACCGTCTAAATCTACAGGGTTCTGGAAAGTAATATTTCCTACCCCAAGTAGGGTTTCGTCCGTAGCAGTACGATCCCCCTGAGCCATTTGGAAGACTGCACCTTCGCTCTGTAATTCATCAATAGTAACGTCTTTTTTAGGTATTAGATTACCCTTGGGTACAGAGTTTTTAGGTACTTCATCTGCATAAGTAGGTAGTCTGGTTTCACTTAGACCTGCAGGATCTAAGACCTCTTTATTTACTTTACTAGGATCTTTTCTACCTATGTTGCCAAGATTAGATCCCAATACATTAGGATCATATGTGGGCATTGCATCTACAATTTTGTTAGTTCTGTCGGCAAGCATTTTTGCGCCAGACATTATAGCTTTCTGTGCCGCATCTCCTGCACCTGGAACTAGACCTATAATTGTGCCTACAGCCCCAAGTCCACCCATAGCTCCTATAAGATACCAGTTAGGGTTTTCCTTCTCTATTTCTTCGCCAATCATGGCTACTGTCTCGTAGCCGCCCTTTATGTCACCTACGATGGGGGTGAAGTCTGCAACTACATTCCCTACGTCCTTCCACGTAATTTCAGAGGGAGTATATTCTTGGCTATACTTGTCAGCCTCGCCCTGCCAATCTTCCGCTGTACCGCCTAAAAAAGTGGGATTATCATCTTGATCTAATAGGTCTTGTAGAACACCCATAAAATATTCCTAATTATAATATATTTTTTTCGTAGATATTATTCTGCACCCATTATGGCTTCATCTCTGAGCGTAGATATTCTACGGAGTTCTGCTATCGCACCTTGCGTTTCTAAGATGCGGTTTTGATCCTTGCAGGTTTCTAAAAAATTACGTAGAAACTCTATCCGTTGATCAGCATAATGTTTTAAGGTTTCGTATTGTAGTTTGTCGTTTACTAAGGGTAATAACGACTGATAAAATGTTTTATCCATTACTATCTCTTCATGCACTTCTTTGCTTTTTTACAGGGAGCTTTTGAGTTGCAGGTTTTGCAGTATTTCATTGTATTATTCCTTGCTGTTGTTGTGGTGGATTACCGCCATTATCACCGCCACCTTGACCAGTGAATCCTGCAGCATCTGGTTCAGGAGCTTGTCCTTGAACTATTGTTCCACCGCCATTTCCTGTAGGATCAGACACTGGGGGTACTGCAGAGGCTGCAGCGTCTGGTGGTGGGGCAGGTTGTTGAGGCATCATCGCCTGTATCTCTGCCATCATTTTCTGTTGGATAGCTGCCTCTCTAGGATCGTTTAAGATTTTTTCTTCATCGAGATCCATCGATGCTGCAAGTTCTCTGAGTATGTAGTCATACTTAATAAACGGAGCCATCTGCTCATTGCCTGTCATCTGCATAAACTGTAGTAGACGTTGGCTTCGTACCTCGTTCCGCATCAAGCTTTCAGTACCTCTGGCTTTTACGTCCAAGTCTCCAAGCATTTCAGGATCAAAGTTAAACTGCATGTTGAAGGAAAATAGGCTTTTACCTAGTGGTCCTAGTAGGTAGTCATCGACATTTCTAACTACTGCTTTAATATTTTGTGCAGCCGCCCCCATCAACATCGACATACCTGACGCAGTTCGTCCTACACCGCCAACGGCTCCAGAACCATGTGAGTAGCTAGGTATACCAGTAGCTTCATCTGCTAACTGTCTAGCCTTGTCGAATAGGTACAAATTCTCTTGTGCGGTATTCTTCGGAGAGGTTGAATAGAT